AGTCCCAGCCTGTGGGGCTAGTCGCGATGGTCAACGCCGGTCCCGGTCGGGACCTGGCGGACGAGATCGAGCCGCGGCTCCCGGAGGGCGTGACCCTGTTGCGGCTGCCGGCGGGTGACTACGCCGCGGCATGCTCGCGGCTGAAGACGTCGATCGAGCAGCAGCAGCCGCCGGACCTGGTCCGCGTCCGGTTGCACGATCCGCGGGGAGAACTCCTCGAAGCGGTCCAGCGCGCCGGCGTGGCGCGCTGGCGTTCGGGCCCTGTGTGGGCGAAGCGTGGCGCGGAGCCGATCTCGATGCTTCCGACGTTCAGCGTGGCCCTGTGGGCCGCAGACAAGATTCCGGCGCCCCCGCGGCCGCGGCCGGCGTTCCGCATTGGGTGACTGAGGAGGATCGGTGACGGTGACGGTTCTGCCGTACAGCGAGATCGTGTGGCCAGATGCCTGGTCGACGGCTCGCCTCACGGCGACGAGGGTGAAGGGGATCCCGGCGATCGGGCGCGGGCTGAACCTGATCTGCGGCATGGGCAAGCAGATGCCGCTGGATGACGTGAAGGGCGACGTAGTGTTGCCGCGACCGCGGTTGCTGGAGCAGCCGGATCCGGACGAGGCGCGGGCGTGGTTCGTGGATGTGCAGCTGGAGGACTACGTCGTCCATGGGAACGCGCTGCACCTGGTGACGGCGCGGGACAGCTTCGGATGGCCACTCGCTGCGGCGTGGGTGCCTGCGGCGTGGACCACGGTGACGAAGATGCCGGACGGGAGGCTGGACTACTGGTGCGCAGGCGTACACCTGAACACGAGCGACGTCGTGCACGTGAAGCGGGGCGCGGATCCGCTGTACCCGTGGCGCGGGATAGGGCTCGTCGAGCAGTACGTGTCCAGCCTGGGTCTGCTGCTGGACCAGCAGACGTACCAGGGCAACGTGCTCAAGGGCTCCGCGGTGCCCTCGGTGGTGATCATCACGCCGAACGAGGATCCGTCCCAGCCTGAGATCGACAAGGCGAAGCTGGCGTGGAAGGAGAAGTACGGGCCGGGGCCAGTGCGTGAGCCGGCCATTCTGCCGGCCGGGACCACGGTAACGCCGCTCGCCTGGTCGCCGGCGGACTCCCAGCTGAACGAGCTCACGAAGCTCGGGCTGACGGGCGCAGCGAACATGATGAACCTGGACGGCTACTGGCTGGGGGCGTCTACCGGCGGCTACAGCTACAAGACGCCGGCGCCGATGTACCTGAACCTGCTCCGGCAGACGGTATCGCCGATTCTGGAGGACTTCGAGGGCGTCTGGTCGAGCCGGTGGTTGCCCAGGGGACATCGGCTGCGGTTCTCCCGTACGGCCGTGTTGAGCGACGACATGCAGACGATGGTGGCCTGGGTGAGCATGGCGGTCGAGAAGAAGCTGATCACTCAGTCCGAGGGGCGGGTGCTGCTGGGGCTCGGGTCCGAGGTGCCCGACGAACTGAAGCCGAAGCCGGTCCCGGTCCAGCTGGGCGGGGCGAACGATGGTGCTGCGGGTGGGGCCGCGGCCGCGAATCAGGAAGGGACAGCAGCATGACCGAGGCAGTGGCGCTCCGTGCGCCTGAGGTGAGGACGACGAGCGCTCTGGGGCTCCAGCTGCGCGACGCGAGCGTGACCGGTTCGGGCCGGTACCTCGAGGGCCGAGCGGTGCCGTACGGCGAGTGGGCGAACATCGGTTGGTTCATGGAGCAGATGGCCCAGGGAGTGTTCGAGCGGTCGATCAGCGAGGCGGCGAAGGGCCTGCCGCTGCTGCTGTGGCACAACAACCGGACGTGGCCGGTGGGGGTCTCGGAGCGATGGACCGAGGCGGACGGCGGCCTGGATGGCGTCTGGAAGCTGGACACGAGCCAGGAGGCGGCGCGGGCCGCCGAGCTCGCCGAGAAGGACATGCTCACCGGCATGTCGGTGGGGTTCGTCCCGATTCGGTCCGAGTGGGAGTTCGTGGACTGGGAGGACTGGGACCCCGATCTGGGTCCGGAGCACATGGACAAGGTGACCCGGCTCGAAGGGCGGCTGCTCGAGGTCAGCCTGACTCCGACGCCGGCGTTCGCTGGTGCCCAGGTGTCGCTGGTCCGGACGAGGGAGGCGAAGAAGGTTCGGGAGGGCCGAGTCGGCGCCGAGCTTCAGGCGTGGCGGAACTACCTCGAGAGCGTGAAGCGATGACCTTCCGCCAGGAGCTCGCAGCCATGGCCAGCGGGTACCGGACCGCCGTCGCGGAACCGGCCCCCGTGGAGCCCGCGGTCGAGGAACGACACGCCCAGCGCGCCGCACCAGCACAGCGCCGGGGGAAGACGCGAGCTAACATGCCCGCGAAGCAACTCTCGCCGGAGACGAAGGATCCCAGCCCGGAGTAGACGGGCCACCAGCTGGGATACCGGGCAGGGCCACCACGAGAGGCGATCACTCATCGTCTCGAAAGGTGGCCCTTAGCCATGAATCCCGTCCTGAAGCGGCTGCTGGAGCAGCGCGAAGCCCAGACCCAGTTCATCGACCAGCTGCTCGCCCGCGTCGCGGAGGAAAACCGCGACTTGGTCGACGCCGAGCGCTCCAACCTGGAGGCCGCCCGCCAGCGCATCAGCGAGCTGGACGCCCAGATCACTCCGCTGGAGGAGTTCGAGGCCGTCCGCACCGCTCACCAGACCTCGGCCGCTGCCGCGACCGCCGGCATCCGCGCCACCCACGCACAGGGCCAGGCCGCGGCTGGTCAGGACGCCGGGGGGCAACGCCTCGGTGTCCAGCCTCGCCGCCAGGAGTATCGCTCCGCCGGCCACTTCATCGTGGACCACCTCCGCGCGATTGGCGACCCGAGCCAGAACCGGGCTCCGGACGCCGACGCGGCCCAGCGCGTCGCCTCCGCTCTCGGTCGCGCAGTCGGCGATCTGCCGTCCACCACGGTGCAGACCACCGCAGACACGCCCGGGCTGCTCCCCGAGCCGATCGTCGGCCAGATTCTGACCGAGCTCGACGGCTCCCGGCCGTTCATCTCGAGCGTGGGCGTGAAGGAACTCGCGTCCATCCCGGGCAAGACCTTCGAGCGTCCGCACGTGACGCAGTCCACCACGGTGGCCGAGCAGACCGTCGAGGCCGGCGAGCTCGTCATGGGCGACTTCAAGGTGGAGGGCATCCCCTTCACCAAGCGCGTGTTCGGCGGCGCGCTCAACGTGTCTCGCCAGGACATCGACTGGACCAGCCCGACCGCCTGGAACTCCTTGATCGAGGATCTCCAGTTCGAGTACGCCGAGGAGACCGAGGACATTGTCGCCGCGGCCTTCGGGGTGGCCATCACTCAGTCGGTCGACCTCGCCGAGGCCGATTCCGAGGACCTGAAGAAGTGGATCAAGGCGCTGTACGCCGCGGCGGTGATGGCCGCGACCGCGAACGGCACCAAGCGGGCCCGCGCCCGCCGGCTGCCCGACACGATCTGGGCGTCGATCGACATGTGGGGTTCGCTCGGTGCGGTGATCGATGCCGTCCGCGCGACCAACGGCACCCAGGTGAACCCCGGAGACGCCAGCCCGTCCGGATTTGCCGGGAGCCTGCTGGACATTCCGCGGATCATGGCGCCCGGCCTGCCCGAAGGCACGCTGATCGTCGGCCGCAAGTCGCTGTTCGAGTTCTACGAGGAGCGGATCGGCCTGCTGTCCGCGGTGACCCCGAAGCACCTGGGTGTCGAGGTCGCCTACGGCGGCTACGCGGCTTGGGGCAACCTGGACGCCACGGCGTTCTCCAAGGTCGCGGTTACCGGCGCCTGATTCGACGCGGAGCGGATCGTGGCATTGACCACCGCCGAAGAGGTGGCGGCCGTCCTGAAGAAGGACGTCGCCACCGCTCCGGCGTTCCTGAAGGCGTACAAGGCCGCGGAGCGGTGGGTCGCGAAGCGGTGCACCTGGGAGACGGTCGAGGTTGAGGAGGACGACGGCGAGGGCGGCACCACCACGGTGACTCAGCCCGTCGACGTCGAGGACCTGGTCCAGGCGATCATCCTGCTCACGGGCCGCTACATGGCCCGGAAGAACTCCCCGGACGGCCTGGTCGGCATGGGCGAGCTCGGCGTGATGCGGATCTCCGCGATCGACCGTGACGTCCGGGACCTGGTCGCGAAGAACCGAAAGATCGTGCTCTGATGCTCAACTTCACCGCGATCCGGACCTACCTCGGCGACCAGCTGGACACGATCAGCGCCGACCTGATCGAGAAGGTCTACCGACGCGCGATCGACGGCACCGCCCAGCTGCCGGCGATCGTGCTCGGCCAGCCGTCCCTCGAGGAGTACCTGGTGCAGCCGTGCATCAGCCGGTGGGAGCTCCCGATCCACCTGGTGGTCGACCGGCCCGGCGACGACGAGGAGGAGACCCAGAAGAAGCTTGAGGACCTCTGGCTGCAGCTGCTGGAGGCGCTCGGCGCGATCGTCCAGGACTCGTTCCCCACGCTCGGCGATCCGGGCGTGGTGGAAGCCACCCTGACGCGGTCGGACTTCGGGTCGTTACTCATTCAGGGCCAGGCGTTCCCTGCCTACGAAATCACGCTCGAAATCCACGGATAAGCGAAAGAGAGGAATCCCCGAAATGTTCAAGCCCTACATGATGAAGAACGTCGACATGATCATCGGCGATGAGGCGACCGGGCCCAACTTCAAGTGCCAGGTCCGCGGCGTGAAGCTGAACCCCGAGGTCAGCGTCCAGCGCACCAAGACCGCCTGCCCGACCGGGCAGTACGCGGCCGTCGATGATCCCGAGTGGACCGCCGAGCTCACCTACCTGTACGGAATGGACGACGGCGAGGGCACCGTCGCGAACGTCCTGGCCGACTACCTGCTCGCGCACGCCGGCGAGGAGCTTCCGATCCTCTTCCGCCCTGTCTCCGGCGGCGCCGGCTACTCCGGCACGGTTCTGACCATCCCCGGCACCATCGGCGGCGACTACGGCAGCTTCTCCGAGCAGTCCGTGTCGCTGCCGATGATCGGCCAGCCCACGCCTGTGGCGGCCGTCTGATGCCGCGCTGGAGGCCGTCCGGCACGGTCCACACCTTCCGGATCTCACTCACCGACCAGGACGAGCCGATCATCGTTCGCAACAGTGTCGGTGACGTGATCGCGTGGGAGCGGGCCAACAAGGCGTCCTGGCATGAGGGAATCAGCGCTCAGTCGATGACGTGGGTCGCGTGGCGGGCCGCCAGGCGGGAAGGCCTGACCGACGAACCCAACTTCGATTCATTCGTCCCACGGGTCGCCAACCTCGAGATGGCCGAGGAAGACGAGGACCCTACCCAGACGGATCCCTCGGACGAGTGATCTGCGAGTTGGCGATCGCCACGAACCGGCTCCCCAGCGAATGGGAGCGCGAGGAGCCCGCGGCGATCGCCACCGCGATCGAGTTGCTCGAGGAGATCCACAGGAAGAGAGAACAGACACAAGGGGGGTGAGCGGATGTCGCTATCGATTGGGATTGAGATCGAGGGCCTGCCTGAGATGTTCAAGCGGATCCGCGCTCTCCCAAAGACTGCCCAAGAGGAGCTCCGCGCGGCGGCGATGGATATCGCCGAGGACGAGGCCCGTCGAATCCGTGCCGCTGCCGGGGCCGACAGTAAGCAGGCCGCGGCGATTGCGCCATTCATCAAGGCTCGGCGTGATCGGGTGCCGGCAATCAGCGCCGGTGGGAAGCGGAAGGCCGGCGTGTCGGGCGGAGCCCAGGCCGGCCAGATCTTCTTCGGCGCGGAGTTCGGTGGCCACGCGCGCCGCGCACAGGTCGTGAAGACAGGTGCAACCAGGTCCGGGTTCGTGATTAAGCAGACCACCCAGCAGTTCCGGCCGCACACCGGCAACGAGGGCTACTTCTTCTTCCCGACTCTCCGCCGGGACCAGGACCGGATGCTCGACCGCTACGAGATGGCGCTGCGAGCGATCGAGAGGGAGTGGGGACGTGGCTAACGAGCGGACGATGGTCACCCGCTGGAAGAGCGTGGTGGACCCCTCGGTGAAGAAGGCCGCCGACGAGGTTGGCGACACGTCAGACAAAGCGGGGAAGAAGTCGGGTGCTGCCTGGACTGCAGTAGGAACCGCGATCGGGAGCCTGGCCGCAGACGGCCTCACCCGGGCGGCCGAGATGGCGAAAGACTTCGCGGTCGATAGCTTCCGGGCAGCGTCCGACCTGAAGGAGTCGGTGAACGTTACCCAGCTGACGTTCGGTAAGTACGCCCCGAAGATGGAGGCCTTCTACAAGAGCGCGGCCGGCAACCTCGGGGTCAGCGAGACTGCAGCACGCGAGGCGACGGCAACCATCGGCGGACTCCTCCAGAACATGGGGCTCGGCCAGAAGGCGACTGTGGGTTGGTCGGAGAAGCTGCTCGGGCTCGCGTCCGACATGGGTTCGGCGTTCAACACCGATCCGGTGGAGGCGATCGACGCGATTTCGGCCGGCCTGCGGGGCGAGTCGGAGCCGCTGCGGAAGTACAACGTGATGCTCTCCGACGCTGCCCTGAAGCAGGAGGCCATGTCGATGGGCCTCTACAAGGGCAAGGGCCAGCTGGACAACAGTGCGAAGGCTCAGGCGGCGCTCTCGCTGATCACGAAGCAGACCGCCCGCGTCCAGGGCGACTTCGCCAACACGTCGACGGGCGCGGCCAACGCGGCCCGGATTCAGGCCGCGAAGGTGGAGGACCTGAAGGCGAAGTTCGCGAACAGCCTGCTACCGGCTCAGGAGGCGTGGCTTGGCTTCATGAACGACAAGGCGCTGCCGGGTCTGGCCGCGTTCGCCGACCAGTTGCAGGGCGGCGTGAAGTGGGTCCAGGAGAACGGAGGCGCGATCACCGGCCTCGCGATCACCGTGGGGATCCTCACCGGTGCGTACGTCGCGTTGGCGGCCGCGCAAGCCGCACAGAGCGCGGGCGGGTTCGTGAAATACATCCAGATGGTGGTGACCAGCACGCGGGCCTGGTCGGTCGTGCAGGGCATCCTGAACGTGGTCATGAGCGCGAACCCGATCGCTCTGGTTGTGATCGCGATCGCTGCCCTGGTCGCCGGGATCGTCTACGCCTACAACAACTGCGAGACGTTCCGGAAGGTGGTCGATACCGCGTTCAAGGCGATCGCGACCGCCGGCACCTGGCTGTGGAATAACGCGCTGAAGCCGGTTGTGCAGGCCATCGTCCGCGGATTCGCCTGGGTAGTTGACGGTATCGCCGGCATGCTCGACGCGCTGGGAGATATCCCCGGATTCGGCTGGGCGAAGGACGCGGCCAACGGGCTGCGAGGGCTAGCCAAGAGCGCCCGGGATGCCGCGGACTCGATGGACGGGATACCGAGCCCCAAAGTCGACACGGGCCGCAGTCGGACCGAGGTCGACAAGCTCGACGCACGGATCAAATCGCTCCGGGGAAAGGTCGTAGAGGCCAAGGCCAAGGGCGACGCGAGCGAGGTCGCGCGGATCCAGGCGAAGATCAACAGTCTGAAGGGCAAGAAGGCCACGATCACCGCCGAAGTCGAGATGAACAAGAAGAAAGACGAGGTGATCTACAAGGCCTACGGGTCGGGCCACCTGAAGTTCACCGCGGCCGCGAACGGCGCCATCTTGGACGCGCTCGGCCGGCGCCTGAAGACGTTCGCGTCGGGCGGCTTCGAGAACCACACGGCGCAGTTCGCGCAGGCCGGAGCCATGCGACTGTGGGCTGAACCCGAGACCGGCGGGGAGGCGTACATCCCTCTGGGCGACTCCAAGAGGTCCAAGAGCATCCCGCTGTGGTGGGAAACC